TCACCAGCATCGGTCAGTACGGCGGGGCGCCCGCCCTCGAGTACGAGATTCGCGAGGATTCGGGCGCGCTCGTCGCCGTCGACTTCGTCGTCGTCCATCCGGGTCCCGGCGAGGGCTGGCGGGAGGTCGAGGCGATCGTCCTCGCGTTCCTGCGGCGTCGGGCGGCGAAGCACGAGCTGACGGAGCCTTCGGAGCGCGGCCGCCGGCGCGAGATACGTCTTGGTGGGAGACGCCTCGGCGAGGTCGCGCGGGCCTCGCTGCGGGCGCCGGAGCTGGCCGCGGCGGGGGGTGCGCTCCCTTCTCCTCCCGCCGCGTCCCTTCGGGTGACGGTGACGCGCGCCGAGGCGCTGCGGGTCTAGCGATGCCGACGGAGATTCTCCGGCCTGACGCCACCGGCGACGAGACCCAGTTGTCGCCGAACGAGCCGACCAACTGGGATGAGGTCAACGAGGCCTCGGCGGACGGTGACACGACCTACGTCTCGACGACCTCCAACGCCGTGGATAGCTACAACGTCCAGTCCTCCGCCCTCGGCGGCGGCGACACGGTCGACAGCGTCGACGTGTGGGACCGCTCGAAGGTCAACGCCGGCGCCGGCGCCGGCGACGCGGTGACCGCCGGCGTCCGGCTGAGCGGCGTCAACAGCATGGGCACGCAGACGCAGCTGACGACCTCCTACGCGGACCGCGAGAGCGCCGGCTTGTCTCGCCCCGGCGGCGGCTCCTGGTCGGTTGACGACCTCGCCTCGCTGCAGGTGCGCATCGTTCTCGCCGAGAGCGGCACGTCGAACTCGCGCTGCACGCAGCTCTGGGTGGAGGTCAACTACACGGCGGGCGGCGGCGGTGGCGGGCAGCCGCCGCGCTCCATGCACCAGTTCCGGCAGAGGAGGGTCTAGGTGGCGACCTGGCTGAAGCAGAGCACGGCGGTGGACGTTGCCCTGGGCCCCTTCGTCGACGCGACGGACGGTGTGACGCCGGAGACGGCGCTCTCCCTGACGCAGGCCGAGTGCCGGCTGAAGAAGAACGGCGGCGCCTGGGCGCAGAAGAACCAGGCCTCGACGGCGGCGCACGAGGAGGAGGGCTGGTACGAGGTCAACCTGGACGCGACCGACACGAACACGCTGGGCATCCTCGTCCTCGCGGTCTACGTCTCCGGCGCCCTGCCCTGCTGGTGGGAGTTCCTCGTCGTGCCGGCGAACGTCTACGACTCGCTGGTCGGCGGTTCCGACCTGCTCCAGGCGGACCTGCAGCAGTGGGTCGGCGCGGCGCCGCTGGCGCTTACCTCGCAGCTCGTCCAGGCGCAGGGGAACCAGCTGGGGACGCAGGCGAAGGCGGACGTGAACGCCGAGGCGGACACGGCGCTGGCCGACTACGACGCGCCGACCTTCGCGGAGCTGGACGCGCGCACGGACGCCATCGAGGCGGACACCCAGGACCTGCAGGCGCGGACGCCGGCGGCGCTCGTCGGCGGGCGCACCGACGCCCACGTCGGCTCCGTCGCCGACGCGGTGTTGACGGCGGCGAAGTTCGCGGCCGGCGCCCTGGACGCGGTGTGGTCCGTGGCGGCGCGGACGTTGACCGCCTTCGGCTTCTCTGTGACGGTGGCCACGAACAGCGACAAGACGGGCTACGCGCTGACGACGGCGGAGAAGGACGACATCGTCGACCGGGCGTGGGACGAGGACGTGGACGCGTCGCACCAGACGGCGGGCTCGGCGGGCAAGAAGCTGGACGACGCCGGCGCCGGCGGCTCGCCGCCGACGGTGGCGCAGATCGCCGACGGGGTGTGGGATGAGGCGATCGCCGGCCACCTGGGCGCCGGCAGCACGGGCTCGAAGCTCAACGCGGCCGCGGGCGTGGCGGGCTCCGGCGGGCTGCAGCGGACGATCGGCGTGACGGTGGGCGGCAACCCGCTGCAGGGGGCGCTGGTCTGGGTGGCGACGGACGCCGCCGGCTCGAACGTCGTCGCCGGGCCGCTGTCGACGAGCAGCCAGGGCGTCGTGACGGTGCTCCTGGACGCGGGGACGTACTACGTCTGGGTGCGCAAGGACGGCTACAACCCGGTCGTGGCGCAGCAGGTGACGGTTAGCTAGGAGGGCAAGATGACGACTCTTCGACAGGGCTCAGGGCAGGTTAAGAAGGCGCAGGGGACGGGGGACGGGGGACAGGGGCCGGCGGTTCCGGACGACTACGAGCAGGACCACCGCGGCACCTGGATGCAGCGCGACGTGAAGCGCTGGCGGCACAACGTGCATGCGACGGTGCTGGGCATCCTTGAGGGCCGGGTGTCCCGTGATGGGCCGCCGTTCGCGGCGCTGGATGACGTGCTGGACAAGCTCGTCGACTATGCGCGTTCGGACGCCGTCCTGCAGCTGGCGGCGGCGCAGCGGCGGGCCGACGAGAGCGCGGCGCATAAGGACGTTTAGAACGCGGCGCGTAAGGATGCGAGATGGCTGACATCAACCTCACGACGACTGCGGTCTCGCCGACGACGATCGACCGCGACGACCTGCGGACGCGGCTGCGGCAGGAGCTGCACGACGAGGACTCGGCGAACTACCGCTGGACGGACGCGGTGCTCAACCGCCACATCGACCGGGCGGTGCGCGAGCTGTCGGCGGTCTGGCCGCGGGAGCGTAAGACGACGGCGCAGACGGCGGCCGGCTCGCGCGAGGTCTCCGTGACGCTCGACCAGCTGGTGCGCGTCGAGGCGGTGGAGTACCCGACGGGCGAGTGGCCGCCGGCCTTCGTCCAGTGGCAGCTGTACGGCTCGGTGCTGACGCTGCTCCTGGAGTCGGCGCCCGCGGCCGTGGCGGACGTGAACGTCTACTGGGGCCAGCTGCACGCCGTGGACGCGACGCAGTCGACGCTGCCGACGGCGGCCGAGGACGCGGTCGTGACCGGCGCCGGCGGCTACGCGGCGCTGGAGTGGGCGAACTTCGCGACGAACCGGGCGAACGTCGCCGGCGTCGAGGCGGCGGCGGGCTACCGCGCCTGGGGCACGGCGCAGCTGCGGCGCTTTCAGGAGCTGCTGGACGGCTTCGGCGATCGGGCGCGGCTGCGGGTGGCGGCGCTGTTCCGGCCGGATGGGCCGGCGGGCCGCGACGTGGTGCAGTGGGAGCCGTGAGGCCCCGCCCCGCCGCATCCCCCCTCGGGCAAACGGGCAAACGGGCAATCTGGCAAACGGGCCCTTCGACGGGGCTCAGGACAGGCAGACGGGCAAACGGGCAAAGACGATGAAGCAGCTGTCGTCGACGCTGCTGGCGGCGCAGAAGGGCGCCTCCGGCGCCCCCTACGTCAAGGCTGAGCTCTCCGACTACTACGGCGACCGGTCGCGCATCCGCTTCACGCGCCACTACACCGGCTCCGAGCCTGAGGGCCGCGGCGCCGTCGCCGGCGCCGGCGACGGCTCCCTCGTCAGGGCGCGCGTCGACCCGTCGACGGAGGTGCTCTACACGCAGCGGGTGACGACGCCTGGGCCCGGCGACGACTTCTCGCAGTGGACCTCGCACGGCGCCATCGGCACGCAGAACGGCGTGGCGCTGGCGGGCGGCGCCGGCGCCACGGTCTACCTGTTCTACGTCGAGGCGGGCAACGTCAACCTCAAGGTCAAGACGAGCGCGGACAACGGCGCCAGCTGGGGCTCGGCGGCGACCGTGACGACGGCGGGCGGGGCGAAGACTCACCTCGCCGCGGCGATGGCGCCGAGCGGCGACATCGTCGTCTTCTGGGGCGAGAACGACGTCGTCTACCGCTCGCGCTGGAACGGCTCCTCCTGGGGGACGCGGACGGCCTGGACGAACAGCGTCGCCGACGTGGACGGCATCGCCTGCCGCTACGGGCTCGCCGGCGACTGGCAGGTCGTGGTCTGCGGCACGGCGTTGACGAGCCTCGACCCGAAGGTCTGGACCTGCATCTACGGCGACGACGTTGACCAGGCGGCGAACACCTGGAGCGCGCTGCACGAGCTGACGACGGCGGCGGCGGCGAGCGGCGTGGGCTACGAGTACCCGGCGGTCGAGAACCTCGGCGCCTGGCGCCTCTTCTTCGTCGAGAAGTACACCGGCACGCAGGCGTACGACCGGCTGCAGTACGCGACGATGGACGCGGGCCAGAACTTCAACCAGGAGCTGTGGTCGGAGCCGGTGGCCTTCGACTACACGGGCGGCACCGGCGTCGCCTGCAGCTCGCGCAACCTGGGCGGCTACCTCTGGCTCTCGGCGCCGGCCGGCGTCTGGAGCGGCGAGTCGCCCTCGTTCGTCGACGCCGACATGAGCGCCGACGTCGTCGAGGCCTCCGTCGAGGTCGACGGCTCAGGGGGCGGCCGGGCGCGCGTCGTCCTCGCCGACCCGAGCGGCGCCCTCGCCGACTACTACTTCGGTGGCTCGCCGAGCGTCCTGCAGCGCGGCTGCCGGCTGCGGCTGAACCCCGGCTACCGGACGAGCGCCGGCGCCGAGCTGCCGACGGAGCTCGGCGCCTACTGGGTCGAGTCGCTGGAGTACGTGACGGGTCCCGAGCGCCGCCTGGTGGTGAACGCGCGGGACGGCTGGTGGCTGCTCGACCGCTGGCGGGCGCGGCGCCAGTTCGAGTGGGCGCTGAACGTCAAGACGGTGTCGCAGCTCCTCCTGTTCGTCTGCGCCCGCGCCGGCCTCGACGTAAATACGCTGAGCTACAGCGCGACGATGGGCAGCTTCAAGCCGGCGTTCACGATCCACCCGGGCGAGAGCGGCGCGACGGCGGTGCGGCGGCTGCTGGCGATGGTGCCGGACGAGGTCTACTTCCGCGGCGGCCAGCTGGTCAGCCTCTACCCCCAGGCCGCCGACGACTCCGAGTATGAGTACGGCGCCGGCCACGCCGTCGTCTCGTCGCGCTACCGCGACCTGGGGCCGGCGGTGAACCGGGCGCGGGTGGTCGGCGCCGGCGTCTTCAACGAGGCCTTCGATTTCGCGGAGATCGCCGCCGCCGGCGAGCGCGTCGCGCAGGTGCTTGACCTCAACCTTGACTCGGCTGGCGAGGCGGGCGACCGCGCCGGCTACGAGCTGCGGGCGGCGGAGCTGCGCGAGCGAGGCGATGAGATCGCGGTCTTCGGCGTCAACTGCGGCCAGGAGCTGTGGGACGTGGTGACGGTCAACGACGCCGAGGCGGGGCTGTCGAGCGCGAAGCGGCGGGTGCGGGGGCTGAGCTGGCGCTACGAGACGAAGCGCGGGCGCTACGAGATGACGCTGACCCTGGGGAGCGCGTAGAAGCGAGTCTGAACCGTCCTGGAGCCCGCTGGCGGCGTTTTTTAGGTCCAGACGGCTGTTAGGACGGCGTCGTTCTGGTTGCCTTCGTCGAAGAAGAGGACCGCGACCTTGCGGCCGGCCGTCATCTCGGCGGACGCGATGGCGCGCGAGGTCGGGACCGTGACGTAGGTCGGCAGGCTGCCGTCGAGCTGGACGGTGGCGACGTAGCTGCCGCTGTCGAAGGCGCGCAGGACGCCGCGCTTGATGTTCACGGCTTGGTGATCGCGCCCCAGGCGTAGCCGATGGCGAGTCCGGCGGCGAGGGCGCCGGCGCCGACGACGGCGCTGAGGAGCGCGGTGGGGCCGTAGCCGGCGGTCAGTGCGCCGATGGCCAGGGCGGCTGAGGGGGAGAGGACGGCGATGAAGAGGGCGGCGTTGCTCACGGTGGGCGCATTATAGCCGCTGTCTGTTGTGCGTGGGGCTCCGCGTCTTTTCAAGGGGTGGCGGGTAGACGACGTGGCCGCAGTTGATGCACTGGCGGTCTCCGTCGGGGTTGGTCATGAGGCGGCCGGCGCAGCGCGGGCAGGGCGAGCGCCGCCGTGCGATCGCGTAGCGTCTAAAGGGTGGCGTTTGAGGATCCAGATGCCGCGGTCCTGACTGTCGCGCCGGGTCTCGCAGCCGAGGCTTTTGGCGAAGAGGCCGAGGCCTCGGCGCAGGTTCTGGGGCGTCTCGCCGGGTTCGAGGAGCACGAGCAGGGCCTCGTCGGCCTGGAGTTTGCGCAGCGGCTCGGTCAGCTCCTGCCACTTCGAAGTGAAGATGGGCGGCGCTTCGCTTCTGGGGTGGATTTCGAAGCTGCGGGGCATTAGCCGGCGAGCTCCGCGATGCGGCGCAGCGAGACCTTGTCGAGCGGGTGGAGGTTGCGCAGGTCGTAGCCGAGGCGGACGAACTGGCCGGCGGAGATGAGGGCGCGCAGGTAGTCGAGCTCGCCGGGCTTGAACGTCGCGGGTGCGGGCTTCGCCTCCGCGAGGTCGCCCCAGGGGATGCGGCCCGATGGGCAGGCCGTGGCCATGAACTCGTTGTGCTCGAAGAGGGTGACGCCGCGGCTGAGGGACGGCCAACCGCGCGTTGCCTTGAGCCAGAGCAGGAGCGCCTGGAGGGCGCGGAGCTGGCTGTCGCCTAGGGGCGAGCCGGCGACGCCTTCGCACTCGATGCCGACGTAGCGGAGGTTCGCCTCGAGGCCGGCGTGCCAGGTGACGGCTTCGAGCGGGTAATGCTGGAAGAGCTGGCCGTGGCCGGTGACGAAGAAGTGCCAGCTGACGGGTTTGGGGCCGTCGAGGATGTCCATCGCCGGGCCGAAGTAGCCCTCGGCGGAGTGGACGACGGCGCCGAGGGCCTCGTTGGTGGTGTCGAAGGGGTAGCCGGTCTTGGCGGCGGGGCCGGTGCGCCGCGTGGCGTCCGGGTTCCAGGTCGTCATGCTTGCTTCTCCTTTCGGATTGCGTCCATTGCTTCGTTCAGGGCGCGCATCTCGGCGTCGGAGCCGCCGGTGTCGGGGTGGGCGCGCTTCGCCTTGCTGCGATAGACGGCCTCGATGTCTTCGAGGGGCGTGTCTGAGCGGACGCCGAGCGTCTCGTAGGGGTCGCGCGCCGTCGTGGGGGCCGGCAGCTGCAGGTACGCCTCGCGTACGGTGTCGGTGATGCCGCGCAGGTCGTTTAGGCGCATCGCGTCGACGGCGAGGTAGAGGACGCGCAGGTTGTCCTCTGGGGTGGGCTGCTTGCTCATCGCTAGGTCGATGGCGGTGGTCGTGCCGGGTGGGCAGTAGCGCACGGTGGCGGTGTTCGTCCCGCGCTGGTGGTCGGCGGCCCAGGCCTGGACGCCCCAGAGGCGGAAGGTGTTGCGTAGGTCCTGGAGCGTGCGGGCCCAGGTCATCTTCGTCCGGATGCGGTAAGAGCTCATGGCGCTTTGCGTCGGCGGCGCTTGACCAGGCCGGCCATGTGCAGCAGGGCGGCGTCGAGGACCTTGGCGATCGTGCGGCGGGCGCCGCCGCGGGTGGCGGCGACGAAGAGCCCGCGCAGCTGGCGCGAGCGCCGGCCGTGTCTGAGGGCGTTGAGGTTGTCGGCCGGGGCGCCGGCGCCGGGCCTGCGGCCGCCCCTAGGCATTGGCTGGGGCGCGGTCCGGGCGTCTCGGCAGCTCGAAGGGTGGGCCGGTGCCTTCGGCTGAGTCGCGCGGCTTCTCGTCGAGGGCCCTGTCGGCGGGGAACGTGCGGATGGGCGGGCGGCCGCTCTCGATCTCGGCGATGTGGGCGAGCTCGGTGAGCGTCTTGCTTATCTGGTCGCGCGTCGTCTTCGTGGCGCCGGTGGGTGGGTTGCGCATGAGGAGGATGCTGAGGCAGTCGTAGCTGACCTGCTGCAGCTCCTCGCTGCTGAGCATGGTGAGGGTCGCGGGCGTGAACGGGTTCATGGGTGCGGCTCCTTCCGTTTGCTTGTGGGCGCCGCCGGCTCCCGCCATGGTTCGGCGGCGCCCATGTTGGCCCTCTGGTTAGCTAGGGCTCGTTCGACGGTTCCGGGTCGGCCTCCTTTCCGCCCTGGGCGGCGTCGCCGTCGTCCTGGGCCGGCTCTTCCGGCTCCTTGGTCTTCGGCTCCTCCGTGGGGTCTTCTACTGCGGTTTCTGACATGGATTCCTCCTTTCGCTCAGATTCGCTCGGCGGCTAGGATGCCCCGGCCGCTTGGGCGGCGCTGTTGTCTGCGACCAGGCGCAGGCGCTGCGAGATCGGCGAGTAGCGGGCGTGCTCGTCGCCCGTCTGCTGGGCGGCGAGCTCGATGTAGACCTGGGTCGTCTTGATGTTCGAGTGGCCCATGATTTGCTGGAGGACGAGGACGCTGCCGCCGTTGCTGATGAAGTGGGTGCCGAAGGTGTGGCGCAGGACGTGGGGGCCGCCGCGCATGCCGGCGCGGGCGAAGGCGCGCTGCACGGCTTGCTGCAGGCCGTTGACGGCGAGGCGGCGGCCGGGGTGGGTGAGGCTGGTCCAGATCCAGCGGTCGTGATAGGGCAGGCGGGCGATGAGGCGGATCGTGTCGGCGTTTGCTGGGACGAGGTGCTCGCCGGTCTTGCCGTCGACTCGCAGGCGGCAGTCGTGCGGCTGCTGGCCGGTGATGATGTGCTCCTTGGCGACGCTCCAGAGCTCGCCGACGCGGACGCCGGTGTCGAGCAGGGTCTGGAGGATGACGTAGTCGCGCTGGTGGTGGTGGTTGGCGGCGAGGAGGCGGTCGACCTGGTCGTTCGTGAGCGCCTTGGGCAGCTTGCGGTGGCGGTTCGGCGTCTCCATGTCCTCGTAGAGGTCGGTCCAGGCGTGATGCCGGCGCATCCAGCGGAAGAAGACGCGGATCGCCTTCCAGTGGCCGAGGTACGTGGCGGCTGCCGGCGGGCGCTTTCGCTTCGTAGTGCGCCGGCGGATGGCGGCGAGCGTCGCGTCGAGCTGCCAGGCCTCGCGCGGCAGGGTCGTGTGGGCCTCGGCGAGGGGGCGCAGCATTTCGCGGTACCAGGTGATCGTGCGGTCGCTGCAGTCGCGTCCTTCGCGGCTGACGAGGAAGGCGCCGATCGCCTGGGCGGTGTTGACGCGCTTCACGTGAGGCGCTCCTGGATGCCGAGGTCGCCGTTGGTGAGGTGGATGCGGTGGCCGGCGTAGCGGCGCCCTTTGCAGCTGAGGCAGGTGTGGACGGCGCCGGCGCGGTCCCAGACGACCTGGCAGCGGACGAGGCCGATGGGCGTGCAGGGGCAGCGGCAGTCGTGCTCCTGGATGCGGCGGAGCCGGCGGTCGCCGTTTGGGCAGGTGAGCCTGTGGGGCGTGCCGTCGTCGGAGTTGGCGGTGAAGGTTAGGCCGCCTTCGAGCGGGACGAGGGTGATGTCGAGGCTGCAGGCGGCGCACCTCATGCCGGCTGCTCCTGGCGCCTTGGCGGTACGCCGGCGGCGCGCCGGCGGATGTTCGAGCGTTCGGCCTCGCAGGCGTGGCAGTAGGGCGAGAGGCCGAGGGTGCCCCTGGCCTTGTTGCAGTAGAACTCGCGGTCGGCCGGCCACCAGTCGCGGCAGCGGCTGCAGCGCTTTTCGAGCTCGCTGTCGGCGTTTCTGCGGACGTTCGGGGGGGTGGTCACGTGTCACCAGGGGGTGACGCCCAGGTCACCCGATCCGTCATAGAACCGTTAACAATAGGTACCTTGTGCCCGGCGGCCGCTCGCGCCTGGCGGCGCGGCCCTCGCGTCGCCGGCTCCCGTTGGTCGCCGCCGCCGGCGAGGCTGGCTGTTTTCGTCTGGTGGCCTGGCTGCGGCGCTTTCGGAGATCTCTTACGGATCGGGTGACATTTGCGCGGCGCTAGACGCCAAGTTCGAGCTGCTCCGGCGTGAGCAGGAACTGGTAGAGGCTGGTCAGGTTGTCGCCGCGGGCTCGCGGCCGCTCCTGGCGGCGCAGGCGGCCGAGCCTGACCAGCTGGTCGAGTGTCCGCTGGACCTGGCGGTCGCTGCAGCGGGCCTTGCGGGCGAGCGTGTGGACTGAGGGCCAGCAGGTGCCGCTGTCGTCGGAGAAATCGGCGAGCGCGAGCTCGACGAGTAGGCCGGCGCCGGTGAGGGGCGACGACTGCCAGACGAGCGTCATGACCTTGAGGCTCATGGCGGGTGAGTCTCCTTGGCTCGGGGGGGCGCAGGGATAGTAGCAGATCGGGTCGGCTGGGTGGCGCGGGGGCGCCCATGGGCGGGGTCTCCCTTCGAGGCTGGTTGTCTAAGCGCCCGAAAGGTAGCGCCCGCCTGGGCGTGCTGTCAAGGGGTTGGATTCGGAGTGACCACTTGACTAGGAGTCAAATGGTCACGTGACCACCTGCCTGGCAGTCAAAAGGTAGGGGGTTCGAATCCCCCCAGCTCCACCAAAAGTCTGCCGAGCGCGAGGGCGCGGGCGTGGTAGGTTAAGGCAGTCCGAGCGGGGCGGGGACCTCTTCCTGGGGTTCTCCTCGGGGCGTTGTCTAAGCACCCGCCGTCGCTCTTCTGCGAAGAGGCCCCCGAAAGGGGGCCTCTCTCTGTAGGTTCGGACGTGGGGCTCAGAGTCCGAAGCCGGTCATGAGGGCTTCTCCTGGTTCTGGCGGATGAACGCCGAGGCGTAGAGCTCGGCCAGCTGGACGAGCTGGATGATGCGGTCGAGGCGGCGCGTGACGGACTTCAACTCGTCCTGGAGCCTGGCGAGGTCGCGCGTTACCGGGGGCATGCGGCGGAGGGTGGATTTGCGGCGCGGCATGGCTAGGCCGCCCTCCTGGTGGCGTCGTCCGAGCGCTGCGTGCAGTAGTTGACGCCGTCTGGCCGGGCCGAGCAGTAGAAGTAGGCGCCGTTCTGGCCGAGCTTGGGCTCGCGCTGTGGGTGGGCGGGGCAGCGCCAGGCGCCGGGCGCGCCGGAGGCCTGGACGGGCAGGGCGTTGTCCTTGCGGCGGACGAGGACGGGGCTGTCCGGCTTGAAGCCGAGCGCCGCCTCGAGCTCGAAGAGGAGCGCGATCGCCTCCTGCGTGGTGGCGGCGCGGACGGTGTGGTGGCCGTCCTCCCGCTCCCTGACGATGGTGATTGGCTCGTTCATGCTGCTACCTCCTGGACGATGGTGCTGACTTCGTTCGTAGTGCAGAAGCGGAAGCGCCCGTCGCTGCACTCGACGACGATGCGCGGGACGGTGTTGACGAACTGGCCGTCTGAGCACGAGCTGAGGACGAAGCCGACGACGCGGCCGCGCCCCTGCCAAACGACGCGGCCGCTGAACTCGCTGGTGTAGGAGACCTGGACGCGCTGGCCGGTGATCATCAGCGTGGCTCGCAGTACTCAACGCGCAGCTCGCCGGTGCTGTTGCTCACCATGCAGGCGCCGTAGGCAGGAATCTCTAGGAACGGCTCCTGCGGCGCCGCCGCGGTGAACTGCTGCCGCGCCGAGAGCGCGAGCAAGAGGAGGAGGAAGGCGAGGGCTAGGACGCGCTCCATCAGGCCGCCTCCTCGATGTGGCGGAAGCCGCAGATCGGGCAGCCCTCACCGCGGGCAAGGGGCCCGCGGCAGTCAGGGCAGCGTTGGCGCCAGCCTGCCCCTCTAAGCTGGCGCGCGAGGGACTGGACCGACGCCCGCCGGCCGAGCCAGCAGCAGCGCGACGAGCAGGACCGGCTGGCGCAGCAGGCGCAGCACCGGGCGCAGGTGCACGCCGCCGGCGAGCCGACGACGACGCCGCAATCTGCACAGGAGCACGCACAGGGCGACGAGAGACAGACGCAGGACGGAGAAACCACGGGACACCCCCAAACGAAAGCCGGACACCAAGAGGAGCAGCCCCCGGCCGGCAGCGGCGGCGCCCTGAAGCCTGCGGCGGGCGCGAAGCCCGTAGGGCGCGGCCAGTAAAGGCCGGCGAAGCCGCCCGACGTAGGAGGGTTTAGCCTTTACGGGCCGCGCGCCCGCCGCGAGGCTGTGCGCCGCCATGCTGCTGCCGGCCAGGGGGCGTAGCCGAGAAAAGCGCGCGAAGCGCGCACCTTCAGCGCCGCAGGCGAGTCCGCGTTTTGATTGAACGTAGCGTTTTGGGCTGCTGCGGGTCGCGCCGGGCGGCCGCCGCCACCGCTAATGAGAAACCTGCAACAACGGCGGCCGCCGGGCGGTGCGGTGGGGCGCGCGCCGGTCTGCGCGTCGTAGCCCTGAGCACCGCGAGACTAGGCGTCCTGGCCAGGGGTCTTAGGCGGCGCGCGTGGTGGGGCGGCGCAGAGACGGGGGTGCAGGGGGCGTCCCCCGCTGCGTGCCCCTGGGTGCAGGGGGCTTGCCCCCGCTGCCGGGGAGCAGGGGGCCCTGCCCCCGCCGGGCTGTGGGGTGGTGAGGGTGGTTAGGCGCTGGCTGCGCGTCCCCGCAGGCGGGGTGGGCGCGGGCGCAGCTGGAGGG